TCGGGTTCACGAATAGTACTTCTGCCATTATCTCGGGGTTGTGAATTTGCGAGGCTTCAGGAACCCGCGGTTCTTCATATCACGTGGACGTTGAGCCACCTTGCGGTCGTTTTCTTCGAGCTTATTGTCCTTCCTTTCTTCGGGAGGGAGAGACCGGATAATCCTCTGGGCTTCGTTTACCGAGATCAGCCCGTTGTCTTTCTTCAGGTACGTTTGGCGCATCCAGAAGTGACGGCAAGAACCACCTCCTTTGTAGAGCCAGATATCGTACGTCTTATCTCCTCCGGGTCCCCATCCGGGATTTACTTCTTGTTTTCCGGCTTGCACGATATCTTCCTTCCGGTAGACCTTCATCGCGTCTATCATTCGACGGCAAAAGTCCCGGCTCTTCGAATCTGAGAGGGTCGTAGGAGCGTACGCGTACCGTACACGCACGATATCATTGTCCTGCGAGGATTTGGCCGAAGGGTTATTCCTTAAAGCACGAGCGAAGCTCCACAGCGCGTCGTGCGCTTCTTCGCGGTCGTAGTCCACTTCGCGCTCGTCAATGAGAATCCAGTCTTCCCCCATCTCCTCCCCGCAGGTCTCGAGGTACTCCAGAGCTCCGTCGAGGTTGACGTTTTCCGAGAGGTTGAGCTTGCCGATTTCCTTGAGTTTCGAGCGGCTCCAAATCAAAGCCGCAGGACCTCCCCACAGAAGGTAGGAGATAGTTCCGCACGCTTCCGTGTCCGAAGGGTTGTAGTACTCGCTGGCCCGTGAGAGGTACGAGTACATCCGCTGTACCGTCTCCTCCGAGATAGGCTCTTTATTCGCGAGTTGCTGAGCCCGGACCTTCCCGGTCTGCGTGGCGCATCGGTTGCCGTTCTTTTCGTTCAGCTCGATTCCCTTCTTTGCGTTATTCGCTACCGAATCCGGGTAATCAGAATAAGAACGAAGGTTGAGCTTCTTTGCTTCGACCTCTTCGAGCAGGGTCGGTGTAGCTCCAGAAGCGTTTAGAAGGGTCTCTACCGCATCTTCGAGAATCATTCGGAACGGTTGTACCACTTGCTGGTCGAAAAGCTCCGCAGAAGCCTCCATTTCGGTTCCTCCTCCCAACTTCCCCGCCACCATCACGCCGAACATCTGCGGGTTCGTCACCCGGTGGCCGATCATAATCTTCGCGGTGGTCTCCTCTGAAAGGAACTGGTACTGCTTGTCTGCGTCCGAAAGGGAGAAAGGCTCAATCGTGGGGGCCCGGTCGGGTTCATCCGAGAAGGTCATCCAGAACTTCCCCGCGTTCTGCGCTCCGGCTGCTTGGTTTTCGATATCCCTACGAATCATGCGGCGCTCTTCGTCGGAAGGAATGCCGTTCTTGAAGTGGATAGCAAACGAAGGAGAGAGGCCGTTCTTGATGTTGTTGATGTGGAAGACCGAAATCTCCTTCTCGAGCTCGATGTAATTGATAGCCCCGATATAGTCCGGCTTCGGGTAGTAGTATGAACCTACCGAAAACGGCTTCATGTACAGAATCTGCGTCGGGTACTCGTTCTTCGTGTCGGGGTTGAACCGCGCGATAGGAGTCGGCTCCACCCGCTTGTCCAGCCAGTCCCGCGAGTAATAGTACCAGTCCACCACCTCGTTCTCGTCGCAGAATCCCGAACGTACGTTCTCGAAAGGAAGGTGAGAGATATTCGCGATTGTGGTCCGGTCGAGGCTCCAGTTCACTTCCAGAGCGAAGCCGTTCTGAATCTTGAGGTCGATAGCGCACTTCCGCAGTTCGGAGTCGAGGTCCCACTGTGCTGCGAGCAGCTTCGCGTTGAGGTCTGCGGGCTCGAAACCTTCCCCGAAAATCATCATCGCAATAGTCGTGCACAGCGCGTTGTGGGTCGGGCTTGCGTGGTAGAGGTCTACCAGATACTGCGGGTAGAGATTGTCGTCCCCATAGTTTACCCAGTCCCCTTGAGTGCCCTCTCGGTAGGATTTGGGTACGTAGCTCGCGAGGTTCACGGACTCTACCCGTCCCGGATTTCGAGGGGCTGTTATTCTTTTACTCGTTGCCATAGAAAATCACGTTATCGTCAAGGGAGATAGTAGGCAGGGAAACAATTCCCGCGCCGGGAACCCGCAAAGTACCCTGTTCTACCATAGCTACCACCGCAGCGTTTAGAGGGTCTTTGTTCGTGCTGGAGTTCTGGACGTAGACGAAGTAGTCATAATCCCCCGATTCAGTCAGGAGGACGTTGTTCGTCGTGGTGGCGTTCGTAGCTACGTCGATTTTGGTGTACCGCGGGTTGTCGCTCATCACGTACCCCACGAAATAGAAGTCCTCTTGGCTCATCCTGTGGACGAGCTTAAACAGGTAATGCGTGTACGTGTAATCCCTCGCCGCGTCCTGAAGCGTCAAGTAGATACTTTGGGTACCGCTATTCGAGTTTAAGTACAGCATCTCGAGGAATTAGGTGTGCTTCGGGAACTATCTCGTCGAGGTCGTAGTTCTCCGGGCTGTACTTATAACGCGCAAACGCGCTAACATTGACCGAACTCTTTACATCTGCGACGGTTGGGGTCTGGCTCCAGAAAGGTTCCACCTTCGTCTTCTCCCATACGTGCATCCGAGAACACCCGTCTAGCCCTACGTGCCGGTCCGTCCACATCACAGGCACCTTGTCCACTATCCTCCGGCTCATAAAGCGGCCGGCCCCCGAAGCGTAACCCCGAAACAGGGTTCCTTCTCGCGTGTCCGCGCGGAACATATAGATGTTTCTGGATCCTGCGAACTCGTGTTCTGCCATGAGCTCGAGGATATGCGTCCCACCTCCCGGGAGAATAAAGTCGTCGGAACCGAGTTGAAGCATGAAGTCCCAGTCCGCCCCCCGCATCCAGTCCAGAAGCTCGTTATTCTTCGTCCCCAGACGCTCGTTCGCGAACCACTTGTAATTCCACCCGTATTCTTGCGCGAGTCCTTCGTGTTCGTCCTCAGAAACCGCGATATAGGGAATGAGCTCCGCGCCACCTTCGGCGAATTCTTTCTGGATGCGTCGGAGACCTTCGTAGCAGGCTCGCGTGAGCTCGAGCCGCTGCCATACCGGGATGTGTAGAGCTATCTTCATGCGTAGGAGTGGAATATAGCGGTCATATCTGCACTCTGTGTCTGCTCCCAAATCGTCGTTCCCTGCGGAGGAGCGATATACCCGAAGTAGTCCGCGGGATGCCGGAGTGCGTAGGCGCGTACGTCGAGGCGTTTCATCTGCCCGTAAACGTACAAGTCGGCGCGGTTCCAGTCGTTATTCTTTCCGAATTGCTTGTATATCCCCTCGGGGTAGTAAGCTACTCCTGTGCCCGGGATATCTACCCGTACGTTTTCCTCGTTCCTGCGTAGGCAGTGAACCACGTTCTTGCAGTCGGTCCAGTAATCGCGTACCCGGTCGGGAACAATCTTCCCGTGGTGGGTGAGAATCACGTCTCGAAATAGCTCGGATGTAGCCACGAAATCTGCGACGTAGGTAGGCGGGTAGATGAGGTCGTCATCCAGCGTGAGGAAAGCCCGGTAGTTTCCGAAGGGCCAGAAGAACTTGCCCCGATCTCCGAGGTTCTTCCCGTAGTGCCATACCTCAATCTTCTCGTGTACCAGCTCTTCGGGAATAGAGTCGAAGCCGTTCAAACAAAGGAATAGACGATCCACCTGCGGGAGGATGCTCTGGACCGAAAGGAGCGAGCCCGGGAACCTATCCGGGAGCATCGCCATACCTGCGTAAATCATACTGCAAAGAAAAGGCCCCGCAGTACGCGAGGCCCGTTCCTAACCAAGATAACCAACCCTTAAGTCTCCTGCGTGTACGTGAGGTTCGTGGTAGCCGTAATAACCGGCGAAGGAACCTTCTCGCGTGCGGTGAAAGTAAGTGTGTAGCCGTGGAGGTCTCCCATAGCAGCACCGGTAACAATCGTTCCGCCGGTTCCTTCCGCGCCGTTCTTGTAACCCATCAGGAGCTTCTCTCCGTTCATCGTTTCCACGATGATAAAGAGACGCAGCTTCATGAGGTCCGCAAGCTCAGCGTTCACTCCCGCTTCCATCTTCGGGATAGTCACCTCGAGAACCTGCTCGTAAAAGACGGAGCCGTTCTCCATCGAGGCGTTGATAGTTTGAGTAAACGAAGCGTTCCCGCGTGAAAGCTCGAAACCGTAGAAAGTAATTGCTTCCGCAGCCCCCGACAAAGCACCAGCGGTAGGAGATGCGGCCCACTTGCTTCCGTCCTCGTCGAACGGAGCAGTCCAGAATTTGCGAACGCCGCCGATAGCGTCCTTACAGGGGAAACCCCGTCCCGAAATTGTGATAGAACAAGCCATGAGTTTCAATTTAAGGACGAAAGGAAGGGGCCGAAGCCCCTCCCCTTAATCCGGGTTTCTATTACGTGGTCCGGCGGAGCAAGCCGTAAGAATCGTGATCCACAACCTGCGTACCGAACGCGAACTTCATGATAACGCGGGTAACATCGTCACCGGTTACGTCGATGAGGTCGAGTACACGGGCTTCCGTCAAGTCGGTCAGGAGGTTCGTACCTACGTACAAGTTATCCGGACGCGAGATGAGAAGCGTATCATTCGGGAAACCGGCCGGAGCTACGACTTTGTATCCTCCGTACTGGCTGGCCGTTCCTTCTGCGAGGTAAGGGATGTTGTATGTACCAGCGAGAGCAGAGAAGTACAGAGCGCGAGAGGAGCGGCTCATGTAGATGACCGTCTCGGGGTCTCCCTTAATTGCGGGCGGGCACTGCGTAGAAGTCAATGCCTCCAGCTTGCTGAGGATGGTGGCAGCAGTCAGAGCACCCGTCAAGTTCGCTTCGTAGGTCGGAGAAGCTAAAACCATCTGGCGGAGCAGACCGTTGAACAGCGTGTGAGTAGCACTCGTAGCCACACCTGCGTCGATGTTGTAGTTACCCTGCCACAAGTTGAACTCGATAGATTCAGCCGCACGCTTTGCGACGTATTGACCAGCCGCAGCCTTCATATCCGCAGGGGCGGTAGCCGCAGCACCGATCATCTGCTCCGACTCCCACGCCATGTGCAGGTCTTTGTTGCAGATTTGGTCGTTGATTTGGAGGTCCGTCAAAGAGAGGGCCACATCCGTCAAAGCCAGAGCCGTTCCCGTCGTGAAGGTGCAACTAGCCGCAGCGATTGCCGAACCAGAGAACTTCCGCAGCTGTGCGCGGCCCCGGACGTTGTTCAGGACCGTTACGTAGTTGTTCGCAATCGTGTCGGCTGCGAGGATAGCGGGCGCGACGTACGGCAGGGCTTGTTTCCCTACGTAGTTGCTCGTGATCGTAGCGTCCGCGAGTTTGATGAATTGAGACATTTCAGAGAAATTAGAGATTCATAAAGTGTGACTGGATAGCGGCGACGCGCTGGTCCGTGGAGAGGTTCGTGAGGTTCAAGGCTTGACGTTCGCGGCGGGCCGGAGCCTTCGGGAGGGACGGGGTAGCAGCTTTCGCGAGCTTCTGGATTTCTGCGTCTTTCTTTCCGAGTTCGCTCTTGAACTGCTTCGAGAGGGTCGTAGATGCAGCCTCTACAGCGTCCTGAATCATTTGCGCCACTTCCTCGCGGGTCAGAACATCTTCGCTCATCTTCTCCTCGTCCTTCTTGGCTTCTTCTTCGACCGGAGCTTCCGGCATCTCCCACGTGTTCACCTTTCCGTCTACCACGGTAAACTCGATTCCGTCCTCGAGCGTGTACTCGCCGTCGGGAAGAGGGATTTGCTCGCCTTCGTCATTGACGACGAAAACATCTACACCGATAGCCCACTCTTCAGCGGCTGTCTGGATTTCTTGGCCACCCTGAAGTACCGCCGTAGCCAAAGAGACCGGAGTCTCTTCCGCCAGCATCGCGGAGTACTTGTTAAACAGGGCCGCCACTCGTTCTTGAATATTCATGAGTATGGGGTTTTACGTTTAACCTTTTAGCGTTTTGATTTTTGACACAGCTTCCGAAATAATCGCCTCCAGCTCGTCTACGAAGGTCTCCGCAGAAAGCTCGGGGATAGCCGAGAGGTCCACCTTCCGGGTGAAGAATCCTTCGATACTGAAGCCCTTCACCTTCCCTTCTTTAACCCACTCGTTCCAGATAGCTTCCGAGTCCACCTTCATCGAGACCATCCACGTACCTACCGGGACGTTCAAGGAATACATACGCGACTTGTCCTGCTCCCCTTCCACTATCCACGACTCAATTACCGTAGTTCCGTTTACAGGGACTTCGTGCTCGAGGGTCGCGCGTGTCTGGTTGCCTGCCTTGAAGTAGAGCTCCATCGCTTTCCTTACCGTCTCTTTCGAGAAGAAGATGTGGAACTCCTCGTCTCCCCTTTTACGGTAGATAGGTTTATCCGGGATGAGGGCCGGACCGAGGAGGATGCGGCGGTCTGCGTCTACCGTCTGGAAGTTGTACTGAGCCGAAAGAGCTACCCAGTCCGTCTCAATCGCGGGCTCTTCTACCAGCGAGATAGCTTGGATGCCGTAGGTGTCGGCTTCCTCGTCGATTACAAGTTCAAAGATTTCCATTAGCCTACGAGGGATGCCTGATCCCGGAGTTTTTGGTTTGCCTGCATTGAATTATTCACGTCCGAAGCAAGGACGTACGAACGGAAGCCGGACGTCTGCGAACCTTGCATGAACGAGAGGTCGAGTTGGGGAGGTCCCGCGGTTGAACCACCACCACCCCCACCCGGAGGAGGGGGAGGAGGAGGGCCCGGGCTCTCGAACTTGGATTTAGCGATAGCTGCGATTTGAGCAGCACCAGCCGCCGCTACGGTAGCCGTTTGGATTATTCGGAGGATTGTGGAGGGCTGTGTCTTATCCGTGAGGGCTGTCGTGATACCTTCAGCCGTGTTGATGATAGCGTTCGCGAGGGAGATACTTTTCGAGAGCTGAAAGTTCCGCTTCGCGCGTTTCTCGTTGTCTTGGTCTTGGCCGTCTTGGAGTGCGGTTACAAGGTCGATAGCCGCAGAAGCGAAGTTCACCGCCACCCTCGCCCGGTCCGCTTGAATCTTGGTGTAATCTGCTAAAAGATTTGCCTCCGATTCTTGAATGCGGCGGCTGTTATCGATAATCGTGCGGGTGCTATCATTCGATACCTGCTGCAACCCGCGTACCCCTTCCTGAAGAGCTTTGTTCGTGTCGTTTAGCTCTTTGGCCTGCTCCATCACCGCATCGTGAGCGGCTTGCTGTGCCTCTAATTCAGCGGCCGCAGCTTCTGCCCTCAACGAGTTGACCTTATTTTGAAGTTCGGTCTGGATTGTGGTGGATTCCTGCTGGATGTTGTAGACCTCCGCCTCCAGTTCTGCAATCCGCATCAACTCCTCCTCCGTGGCTTGAGTCATCGCCGCCTTTTCGCGTGCAATCCGAAGCTCCTCCTGTGCGATAGCCTTCCGCTCATTTACGAGACGCTTCTCGAGAGCCGCGGCCCGCTCTGCGTCTTTAATCCTCTGCTCGACGGTTCGGTTCACGTCGTCCGAAGCCATCTTCAGCCGCTCGATTTCCGCGCGCTGTTTGGCGGTCTCCACGATAATCTCGCGCTGTGAAGCTCGCAGCCTTTGGGTAGCCTGCGTGAGGCCGTCTACCGCTTTCGTCTCCTCCCGGATTTCGTCTCCGATTCCTTTCACCGCCGCAGAAGCGGTCTCGAATGCCTTCTGGAAATCGCCGGAAAAGAATTCCACGATAGCTTTCCCTACCTGCGCCACCCGATCCAGAAGGACCTTGAACGTAGTGGTCAGGATGTTTACCCCGCGCTCGAGGAGTTTGGCTCCGTCGGCCGTCTGCGTGAAATAAGCAGCGAGAGAACCTACCGCCACCACGATTGCTCCGATACCCGTAGAAATCAGAGCCACCTTCAGGAGCCCCATCCCTTGAGCCAAAGACCGGGCCCCAGCTACCGACTTAACGAGGCCGGAAGCGAGTCCTCCGGTGAGGTTGTCTAAACCACCTAGCGCTTTCTCCCCGGCATCGCCGAGGTTCTCCATAGACTTCTCCGCGTCCTGTAGAGCTTTGTCTAGTTTGGACGTGTCCGCTTTTACGTCTACTACTACCTCCTGCTTTTTAGCCATGACACCAGAGAATGAATTTCACGAACAAGTAACCCAGAGCGCCGTACCACCCGAAGAAAACCAGAGAGGCGAGAACCACGTCGAGGGCTTTCACCCATCGCGGCTTCCCCGGCTTTTTCAAAAGATGGAACGCATCGATAATGTAACCGAAGTCCTTGCACCCCTTTACTTGGAAGTTCATGGCTGGTAGCAGTAGGCGGTGGTGTTGTCGTACACGAACCCGTATCGCTCGCAGCAGGTGCGGTTGACTGTGAAGATTCCGGATCCCGTCGAGGTGGTAAACTCAATCCTTCCCGTCCTTCCCGTAGCGGGGAGGTAGGTACAGTCTCGAATCGTGCCAAGAATCTTCAGGAGCTTTACCTGTACCGTCCCTTCCGAAGTGGGGTCGTATGCGGAGATTTCAAGAATCCTCCAGTACGTGTTGAAGAGGTAGATTTTGTCCGACCACTCGAACGTAGAGATATCGAGCGTCGAGAGCTTGAAGTGAGCGGTAATGAGTCGCGCGTCGGAAGAATAGAGCTGGTTCGCGTATTGCTGCCAGTACTTGTTATACAGCGTGTCGTAGGGGTTCGCGGTAATCTCAAAGAACGGAAGCTCAATCCCGAACATAAGCGAGTCGTCGGCTACGTCTGCGTCCTCTTTCGAGGTGTAAAACTGCCCGAAGAAGGGGAAGTTATTCGAGGTCCCCGTTCCTGCGTTGTCGAGCAAAAAAGGAAGGGTAAGCTGCCCGTTATAGAAAGCGAGTCTCGGCTTCACCTCTTCTATTTCTGGCTTTTCCGGATCGGAAGAAATAAGCCTGTGGATGTTATACCCAGTTCCGGGGATGTAAGAGGTAAAGAAGGGAGCGAAACCGCTCTCTATCCGCTCTTCCCCCGTAGCGAAATCGTTCCCCGGATCCAGAATTTCGTGCTGCCCGTAAATGCGCTCCGAGGCTTGTATCGCTTGGCTGATAAAGTCCTCCCCGCTGGAGTGCGTCCACAAGTACCGCTTCCTTTGCAGGTCGGAGGTAGGTGTGATGGAGAGGTCCATGCTCAAGTCGATTTTGCTCGTCCAGTTCTTCACATCTCCCGTAGCCATGTAGTCCGTGAACGGTTCGATGTATATCTTCTTCGGGTTGACTTTGTCCGGGATGAATACGAGGTTGAAACACTTTTGAAGCCCTGCGATAAAATCGATTTGCCGCATCTTCGGGAAGTTCCTCGCAGTATCCAGCGTAATCGAAGAAAGGAAGCCTCCGTATCCTACCCTCCATGAAGTGCCTCCAAGTCCGAGGATACCGTTCGCAGCTCCTCGAAGGAGGGTGATATTTCCCGCGCTGGTCTGTACCTGAACTTTCCATGTGCTCGTCGATGCAAGGGTTACCTGCAAGGAAAACCATGTATTAGTAGGCGAGGTTAACCCGCTCGCAATCGTGTAGTGGGTTGTCCCGTTCGTGAGGCGGAAGGTGGCCGTGGCTCCTGCTGTGGCGAGGGTGAAGTTGAAGTAGAAGTCGAGCTGGTATACCCCTTCGAGCGGAACCGTCCACGTAGGGCTCACAAAATCAGCGCCTGTGTCATAGAAATTTCCGTTCTCTTCAAAGTTTACATCAGTAAAGGTCGTCGGGGCTGTAATCGTGAGGTCGGTTGTGCGTCCTACCCAGAATTTGAAGTCGAAGTTCGTCGTGAACTTATTGAACTTCCCGCCGCTGTGGAGCATCATGTACAGCGTCGTCTCCAAGTTGGAGAAGTGCGTGCTCTCGTACGTGAATCCGGCTGTGGTGAAGATTTTATCTAATACACTTTTCACCCGAATAAACGGCGTGAGATCTGCAGGGTATAGCTTGTTCGTCGCCGGGGTCGTGGTAGAGGTCCAGTTGCGCCACTTGTCCACCATGCCGTACCGGATTTGACCAGAAAGGAGCGTTCCGGCCCACGAATTAGTCACCGCGGTATAGGTAAGCGAATGGTCGAAAGAGCTCCAGTCTAAATCTGAAAGAAGGTCCTCTCCGATGCTCTTCGCTAGGTCGGCTTGCTCCCCGAAGAACGCCAGTTCTACATCTACGAACCGCGCTTTCTGGACGTACCACCCCTTTACCTGAATAAAGCCCGTCATGAGCGTTACTCCTCCGTCCATAAGCCGGGCAGGTATCTTCGCTTTTAAGTCGTAGGAAGGTACCTGTGAGAGGTCGTACGGCCCGAATACGTCCTCGTTCGTCTTCGTGAGCGGTACGCGGAAGGTCTGCGAGTAGTTCGAGGTAGGAGAATTTACCTTCGTGATATCCGTAAACGAGTAGTTCAGGTTCACAGGCTCGAACTCGTAGAGCTCGATAGGCTTCCACGTAGTCCGATAGGCGAGAAGGGTTAGCATCGGATTGTTTGGGCGAGTTCTACGTTCAAGGTAAACTGCGTAACCTGAGAATCGGGCGTGGTCTTGTACGGAGCGGAGCTATCTGTCACCCGAACCGGGCTCCATACCCCGTCGATTTTCGCGAATACCTGCTTGCTTCGTAGAAGGTAGGGAATCAGGTAAGCATCTGCGGGGTCGAATACCCCAGAGAGCGCGTACGCTTGAACGGCGGTCTTCTGGTACGCGATTGTTTCGGGAGCGTACGAGTTGAACGTGTACGTCGTGGCCGCGTAGTCGCCGAGGATTGCTCGGTAACTCTTCTCCTCCGTCCGGATTGTTTTCCTCGTGAAGCCGTCGAACCGCAGGAAGTCCCACCCTCCCCGAGAGTTCGCGAACGCTACCTGAGCTCCGCTTCCTCGAGTGCCCGGGCAGCTCGGCAAAATCTGGAGCTGGTTCCCTTCCTGAACCCCCGAAGCGTTCTGTGGGGTGATCACGATTTCCGTCCACGCGGTTACGCTCGTCAAAGCCAGAACCTGAGCGGGCATCACCGCCGCGTAAACGAGGAACCCGTTCGTAGGGGTCGAAGCGCCCGGGAGCTGTGCGCCGTTCGTGGTGTTCAAATCCTTCTGGACGGTAAGCGGGGAGGTACCGGGCCGTACAATCACGTACTGGAGCCGCGTAACATCTGAGACGGTATTCGAGTGGATTGAATCCTTGTTTATCAGGGCCATGAATCCCTCGTCCTCGTCCGCCGCGTACATGGTAATGATATTGTTTACCGGAGCGCGGTCCGTGAGCCAGTACTTCTTCGAGGAAGCGGTTCCGAAGTAATCCGAGAACGAAGGATGCAGCCCGACCGAAACCTGCTCGTACCCGTCTACCACGTAGATGTTCTTCGAGGCTTGATTCAGGGCCTCCGTTCCCGTGTACTCCCCGATTTTTACCGTGTACTTGTTTATCCCTCCGTTTGCTCGCTGGTAGTAGTTCGCGCTGTAGTCGTGCAGGAACGTGGTCGAGGAATAAGCCGAAGCATCCACCCGAGTGCGTCCTTCGATAACTCGAGAGAGGTCGAAGTGGGCGCGGTTATTCGAGTTCGCTTTGAGGTAGTACTTCCCGATCTCGACGGCGTTCTCTTCTACTTGCACGATAAACGCGAACGTGTCGGTAATCGTTACAGACGTTTGGAGCGTGTAGATGAGCGGTTGCCCGGCCGGGTAGAAGGTCTCCGTAGGGTTCGAAGTAAAAGAGGCTGCCATCTTATTTGGGCTTCACAGTAAGAGTTACCGGGCTTGCTTTGGCTACGAGTTTCCGAACGAAATCCTCCCCTACCGCTTGAGCGAGCTTGTCACCTTTGCGGCGGATAGCCCAGTCGTACCCGTTGATGAAATAACGGAGGGGTGTGATTCCTTTACGCTTGATGCCTCGAGCGATGAGGAACGCAGCGGAGTTCAGCTTCGCTTCTGTGGGCTTGATGAACGCTCCCGTCTTCGGATCCCTGAGACGAATCGGCTTCACCTTCATCCACGCCCGTACCGCTTCGGTAGGCGGTTGCTTCGTAGTGTACGAGAAAGGGGAGCCGTGGCGTACCTGCGTCCCATTCACCCCCCAGTGGATGAAAGAAGCGTAACTCGAAGCCGCACCTTTTGCGTAGAGCTGTATCTCGGAAACTCCGGTCTTGCCGAAACGGAACTTGAACGAGAGAGACCGCTGGAGGGTCCTCGTAGCGACTCCGTAGTTCTTGTTCTTCCCGATACGTTTGGTTCCCAGCTCGCGCTTCGAAGCGTTGACTATCTCCTCTGCGAACTCCACCCACAGCTTCGCGGCTTCTTTGCTCATCTTCCTTGGCCCTTGTAGGGTTTCTTGTACAGCTTTGAGGTCTTAATCTTGCTCTGTTTGGTCTTCGCGTGAATGCCCGGGCGGTTCACGTCGCGTTCGATGCGCACTGGCTGCGCCTGCTGTTTAGCCTTCGCCATTGTTCATGCTTGCCCATGGTTCGCCGTCGTCCCATGCGCTTGTTTTGGTGTACGCCGCTGCTTCATCCCTGTTCATTACCCCCGTTTTGTCGGCTGGCTCGTTGACGTATTCAAGGATGAATTCGGTGGCCTCCAAGTTCCAGCGAATTGTCTGCTTAAAAAGCTCCCACGGCACCGCAGCCAGTTGAGAGCGTTGATATAGGTGGTACCAGTTCATAGCCCGTAGTTAGATTTGGTGGCGTTGTAGTTGTTGCTCACTTCAGTAGCCGTTAGCGTCTTTGTGTAGTTTAGCACCTCGCCGACCTTGATGTTGTTAAATCGGCTGTAAGTTCCTGAAGATAGGAGAGCCCCAATTACCGGCTTTTTGCTGTTGTCGTATGAGGCCCACGTAATGCCAGCGCCCGATAGCGTCTTACTATAACTTGAAACGGAACTACCGTCTACATACCAGTTAAATGTGCCTTGTGTGCTACTTGTATACGTGAATGTCAGGCAGTAATGTTTCCAAGCATTTGTACTTATTGTTACGTCATTAAAGGTCCACGCTCTGCCTTGTGAGGACAGGAAACCACCACCGCGAAATCCAGCACCGGTTGTTCCTGCCGCGTTTGTGTTGTCTATAAAGTACGGAATTGTGGTAGCAAACTCTGCGGAAATCAGTACATCAAATGCCGCCGGAGCCGTGACGTAATTTGCCCAAATAGACCACGTCCAGCCGTTTGTTCCGTAATTGAATATGGTTGTGTTCGCGTTGCCTTCGATACGGTCGTTCACGCCGTCAAGTTCCCAATACCTCAAGCTGCCAGAAGTAGTCCATGTACTACCGCTATTCGTGAAGTTATAGCCGCTATTTGACAGGTCGTACCATGTAGATCCCGTGCCGTTGTAGCTGCGCGTGTTGTACGCATCAAGATACAGGTTGAGTTTATCCGTGACCACCGGGTAAATGCGCCTCCCTGCGCTTACTGCTTTAAGGAACATCATACCAGTGCGCGTTCACCTGTGAGTGTCCATACGTCGGATGCCACCCGCTTGAGAGCCAGCACCGAATAGCGCGCGAAGCTCTTGAGCGTTTCGCTGCTGTTTATAGTCACGCCCGAAGCTCCGGCGATTGTGATTTGCCCAGTGTTGTTCTGCTCGAAATAGATTTCGGTGTCTGCCACCCATGCCACGGAGGACTGAAGGGGAACGGTAATCGTTACGGCTGTGGTGCTAGTGGTTTGGATGTAGTCCCCTGCATCTCCAAGAACCAGCGTGTAGCTTGTTCCGCTCTGTGTACGTACGGAGCTATAAGAACTACCGCCTCCTCCTCCCGTTGATGCAAAAGTTATAGTATCGGTGCTCGCGTCGGTCGTTATGGTCATGTTACTCCCGGCGACGAGAGTCAGAGTGTCTGTTGAGCTATCAGCTACGACGTTGCTTGAACCACTTACTACAATCGTGCCGAAGGTGTTCGGAGCTGTTACGCTGTTCGTGATAGTCAGAGTGTCTGTGGTAGCGTTCGTCGTGAGCGTGATACCTGTACCTGCTGCAATCGTGAGCGTGTCGATGTGCGTGTCCGCCACGATAGAGGACTGCCCCGCTACCGCGATGGTCTCGAAGCTATTCGCCGCCCGTGTGGTCCACGAAAGAACTCCCGCTGCGTTCGTCGCGAGTACCTGCCCGCTGGTTCCGTCCGCTGAAGGGAGGGTGTAGGTGGTGCTAACTGTGAGCGAATCCGGTGCCTTGATTGCAATTGAGCTTCCCCCGTTCGTGGTAGCCTCTGCGAGGGTAATTTTTCCCCCCGTTCCTCCGGTGTAGTTGCGGATGACCGGGTCAGTCATACTAACCCCATCCGCCTCAACCAGCAGTATATCAAAACCTGAACTTCTAAAATTTAAGTTCTCCCCGTTCAAGTCGATTTCGCGAATCCCCGAGAGCGTTACGTCGTCGTCGTCAAGCCGTGCGGAATCGAGCGTGATAGTATCGGTGGTGGCGTTCGTTGTGATAGTCATACCACCCGCCGCCGCGAAAGTCAGGGTATCGGTTGTGCTATCTGCCACCACGTTCGACTGCGTCGCCACCGAAATCGTGCCGAACGTATTCGGGGCGGTTACTGTGCTTGCAATCGTTACCGAGTCGGTACCCGCGTCTGGAGTGAGAGAGATTCCCGTTCCCGCCGTGAGGGTTAGCGTGTCTTCCTGCTTCTCGGCTTCGATAGTCGTGGCTCCTACTGTGATATACCGGAATGCCTTCCCCGAGTTCGGGGTCCACGACCGAATAAAGAGCCGCCCGGTATTTTGCTGAGAGCGCGTCACGATAGCAATCGCGAGCTCTGGAGAGCCTGCGGTAGAGGAGAGGGTTCCCGGAGTCCCTGAAGCGTATAGAATCGTTCCTACCGTGTAGGCGTTCGTGGCTAATCCTCGAAGCTCTCCATACGTCCGTACGTGGCCCGTCCCTGCAATCGAGAGCTGTGTAGTAGCCAGACCTACCAGAACCTTGGGGTCGTCTACGTCGAGGTCAAAGAGACCCACAGAAACCTTGTCTCCTTGAGTGCCGATAGCTTTACAGAGTGCTCCCTTCGAAATGATAGCCCCGCTTCCGTTAAAGACCGGCATATCGAGAGCTTTCGGGGCTCCGTTAATCCAGTCCCCGGTTACCTCGTCGTACACGAGCGCGTCGTGATCCAGAGGGTCGGTGATAACTACGTCCAAGAGGCTGTCGAGATATTCCGCTCCGCCTCCTCCCGTGTCGATAGATACTACTCCGCCCCCTTCGTTTATGAGGGTTCCGTTCGTGACCTTAATCGTGTTCACCGAAAGAACGTCCACCAGTCCGTCCTGAGTCAGAACCCGGAGCAGTCCGCGCCGCTGGTAGACGAACCCGCCTCCTTCCGGCTGTACTCCGTTAATCGGAGCGTCGCACGCAGAGCGGTCGTAGGGGAGGGTGATAGAAAGCTCCAGAAGAACGCCCGCAAGTACGTTCGAGTTCGCTTCCTGAAGGGGTGTGATTGTGGCGTTCGCTACCTCGTAATCTTCGGAGTCGATGAAGATGTTGTGGCCGTTCGCGATATCTGCGAGGATATCCTCCGCGCATTGTTCCGCGTCGCTTACTACCTCCTTCTGGCGTTCGTTCTTGTTCTCGTAGGCCGAAGGAAGGTCGAAGATATATACCTCGAAGTCGAGGGTCTTTGTGGTGTCCTCGTACGTAGCTCCCGTGTAGATCAGGTGAAGGAGTGGGTACTGGTCGAATTTCTCGAGGTCCACATCCTCCGGCCCTCCGAACGAGAAGGAGCGGATGAAGAAGTGGTTCTCTGCGAAGTCCTCGAACCTCTTTACAATCGTGTTTAGTGTGATCATCTCTTCTTCTGTTCTATAGCTAAGTCCTTCAGGAACGCGAGGTGCTGAAGTACGACGTGAACCGGGAGCTCCGTGATTTTATCCATTTGGAGAACGTCGTTATTCGCGAGGGTGTAGAGGATGGGGTACCACTTCCACTTTTCGTGGAATTGAGAACTTGCTCCGTCACCTCCAGTAAAGACGCTTGCAAAGTTTGCAGACGTGTTATTCTTGTATTCCAAAAAAAAAGCAGCGCACCTGAAAAGAGGTCGGCTGGCATAGCCTTGAACGGCTCCGCGTCCTCTTTGGCCGTGTACTTCTTCAGGCTGTATTCTTTGCCTACGTGGTACTTCATAGGACGGTAGAGAACGGCCATAATCTTGTGAGCGTTCGGCCAGAAGTCTTCTTGGTAGCTCTCGCAGTCAATCCACTCCCCGGTGGTGAACTCGTCCCAGTCTTTTACGAAGCCGTACTTCTTCCCTTCGATTGTGATCACCTGCTCGTGCCGGGCTACTTCGGGGATATGGTTAATTCGGTTGAGAGCGTCGAGTATGGTCCCCATCGGCATCTTGAGTACTTCCTCTTTCGAGAGGCGGCATACGTGCCCGACCTTCTCGAGGTCTGGAGCGTTCGACATAAGTACCTGAAGGTCTCCGAGCGTGAGGTCTGCCCAGCGGTAAGGGGTGTTCATACGAAGGAATAACGGAAGAGGGTGGATTCCTCAAAGTTAGCCTATCCGATACCTCCCGAAGTTGGGATTCGACTGGTTGAACATCGCAGCGTACCGGGCCGCGTCGATAGCGTGGTTAAACGCGTCCACAGCCTCGTTTAAGACCTTGCCGTTCTTGTCTTCCTTCCACTTGTAGTTCCTCAGCTCCTTAATCAGGTTAACGCTCCCTGAGGTCACCGCAAGGGGCCGAGACTGGAGGAACTGTATCCCTGCCCGTACGGAGTCGGGACCCTTCCTTGCGTGGTGGACGTTCAGCCCGTACCCGTGGAGCTCGTCGATAGATTTGGGTTCCGCGGAATCGGCTATCACCTGAGCCTTCCCTATCTCGAGGAGCTTCGATATCTCCCGGTTCGAGAGTCCGGTCCGGTAGAGTACCTCGTCGAGCAGGAAGCCGTGACCGTCCGTGTAGACTCCTATGACTGCGGTAGGGTCGTTCGTGTATCCGAAGTCGAGGCCGTAGGCTACCAGCTTCCACTCCGGGCCTATAGAATCTACTGTGGTGTAGTGGGTGAAGATGGTGCTTCGGGATGCTCCTCGCTCTCCGAGTCCGTAGACCCTCCAGAAGTTCGCGTCGGCCACTTGCAGCCGTTCAATTTCGGTGACGAGTTCCGCCGGTAGGAAGGGGTTGTCTCGGTAGGTCGTCTTGAAGAATTGCGCATCGTCTCGGGGTATTACCTCGTCGTAGATCCAGTGAAACTCGTCCGAGGGGTTGTAGTCGATTATAGTCTTGAGGGTGGTCCGCAGGAGGAGCTGCCTCCAGTCCTCGAGAGAGAGCTCGTTCGCTTCGTTGATGAAAAGTACATCCCGCTTCCTTCCTCGCACCTTCTGCGGCTGGTCAACCGAGATAAACTCCACGAGGTTCCCGAAAAGGAGGTAGGTAGCGTCGCTCTTGTTGTGGAGTTCGGGGTTGTATATCTCCTCGCGTTCGAGGATAGAGAAGAAGTCCCGCATCACAGACGCTCTGAGAGCCGGGAACGTCTTCCGGGCTACGGTAAGGACGGCTCCCGCGTTCTGGTTCTTAAAACAAAACTCGATTAAGCAGAGGAGGATAGAATAGGTCTTACCCGACCGGGTGCCTCCTTGATGTATCTGGATGCGTGCGGTAGAGCTCTTGCAGTCGTAGTAAGATTTGGCGAGGGTCATTCCCAAAAGGGAAGCCTTTTAAGCACTTGCTCAGGTGCAACAGACATTGGCAGTGCGTTTACATGCATGGCGTATCTGCTTTGCGAAGATAATACTCGAAACAGATCTGTTCGCCATCGGCTTTTTTCCAGCCCGGAAAGTTGGCATCAAGAAATGCTTTCGATCGAGTTCGATATCTGTGCCACATCGTGACGGGATGCACCCGCTCTCCGCTTGGCATGATATAGAAGTCAGCACGAATACGTTTAGTTTCTATATAGTTCCCAGCGCGATAGATAGTTCCGTCATTGCCGACACTCGTATCCGCGTAGCTACGAAGTGTATGTATGTGCGGATAGGCGTGGTACAGGAACTTGTTTACCATTGAGAGGACAATTGTCTCACTGAACTTGGGCAGTTCGTCTGAAAGCCACATCCTATCAAACTCCACAAGTCCTTCTGGCTTCTTCTTTGGTCGGATGCCATAACCTATCTGCACAGCTCCTGTGACTCCTTTCTCATCGTGGTAGACTAAGAGCGAGCAAAATGAATTCTGGCAAGCCTTGCCGCTGTAATGATTTGCTCTAATGATAGGCTCAACATCGCTCTGTTTAGCACGAAGGATGCTTATCGGCTTCTTGCCATGCCTCCAGCCGATCACTCCTCCAAACATATCTTTGACTGCTCCACTCATTCCTTAAACCACGAAAGAGGTTTGGGTTCGCTGACTTCGATTTCTTGGCGTTCTACGTATCCGCGGTTCTTCCCTTTGGTCTTGAGGAAGAAGATAGTCGCGGCGGGGTTCTTGTCTTTGATGAGTGCGTGCAGGTGCGATTCTGCGAAGTCGATAGTCCGCTCTTCGATAGCTCTCACGGCTTCCTTGTATTCGGGATCATCCTTCAGCCAGTTGTAGTGGGTCTGTCGGCTGATACCTGCTTTCTCGCAAGCTGTAGACACGATGCCGAGTGAACGCTCGAGAGCGTCTAGCATGGTCTTTTTAGGTGTCAATTCCGTAAAACTCATGCCCGTACTAGCTCTGCCTTTTTACCTGTGAAGTCCTCCCACCTTTTAACGATTACGTCGCAGTATTTCGGGTCCAGTTCCATGCCGTAACACTTGCGCCCGGTTTTTTCTGCGGCTATTAGGGTTGTACCTGAACCGAGGAAGGGGTCTAATACGCTGCCTTCATTCATTTGAACGCACCACTCAATAAGCGAAACTGGCTTTTGCGTAGGGTGTACGCTTCCCTGTAGTTCGCCGCGATTCGCCACAAAGATTCGCAGCGGTTTTTCCGACGTGCTCCAAGCCAGCTCGCCATCGCTCATGGTTAAGCCTTTTTGCCCTTTATCCCAAACAAGCCATCCACGGGTTGCAGGCAAAAGGTCTGCAAAATAATTACCGCCCCATATAATGGCATTTTCTGCGTAGCTCCTTATTAACTCAAACGTTCCCTCTGAGGGTCTTTCATTATCCCATCCCCTAAATTCGTGGGCCTTTCGGTTATGTTTTGGGTTTTTGTTTTTACTTTCTTTTTGACCATCTATACCTAAGCCGAAAGGAGGGTCTGTTATAAGGGTGTCGGCCTTTTGCCCATTCATTAGCTTGTCCACGTCCTCCGCTTTCGTGGAGTCCCCGCACAGCAGACGGTGGTCCCCGAGCAGGTAAAGGTCTCCGGGTTGTGTCTTTGGTTCCTCCGGAATTTGCGGAACTTCGTCTGGATTCGTTAACCCCTCTTCCTCTTTCGGTTCCTGCCATACATCGAGCCCCCAGCGGTCCAGTTCGAGAGGGTCCCACGTATTCGCAAGTTCGTCCCAGTCCCATTCTCCGTATCCTACGTTATCCTTGATAATAAACTCCCGCTGTTTGGCTTCCTCCCACGTCACCACGTAGGCCGGTACTTCCTTGAGCCCTGCTTCCCGGCACGCTTTGAGCCTCATATTCCCCCCAAGAACTACCCCATCGGGATCACAGACAATCGGACGGGCTTCGAGCATCTCCGGGAAGTCCTGAATCGACTGGACCAGCTTCCGGAACTTGTCGTCTTTGATTATTCGCGGGTTGTTTGGGTTGCTCTTGAGTTGGGAGAGCTTAACCCTTGTCAATCCAGTGGAATTCATCGTGCCTGATTTTACCGAGTACGTCGTCTGCGACGGCTTGCAGCCAAAGGTAATCGTAGTTCGTGGCGTATCTGGTGAAGCAGCGTGTGTCCTCGTCGTCTTTGAGGTTGTAGTTCTTCCAGTATTCGATACGTCGCTCTTTGGCGTAATCACGAATGTTCTTCGCGATTTCCGCGCGTTCTGCTTTGGTATAGCTCATCTCGTAGGACGAAGAAAAAGAGTGAAACAAAAAGGTACCATCCGGTGAAGTCGAAGACGCTCCATGTGTCTATAAAGCCGCTCATAGCATCTCAAGAAGTAGATCTATACAGTGCTTCGCTTTCTCGAGGTCTTCTTTACCTCCTTTGTCTTTGTACCGGGTGATGTACTTGACCACGTTCCCTTCGAGGAAAGAGAGCTTGTTTATCTCTGCGTATTCCCACGGCTGAATCGCGTGCTTCTGGTAGTGGTCTCCTCCTACTTGGGGAGTGTCGAGGTAGTTCATGTTTTAGGCTTGTTGTTGGTTGTTTGAGTGTTGTTTAGGTTCACAGAAGGAAACTCATTTCCCTCTGTCGTACCATTTTGGTAGCGTCACCAAAAAGGTGAATAGTCACCAGCCAGAGTTCAGCCATAGTCACCAGCTTCTTTCTTTGTATAGACAATATCTGCCCTGCCTTCGAGCCAGCCGTTAAAGAAAGAAAACCAGTCGAGGCCCTCGTGGTCTATCTCGTTCCAGCGGTCTCGCGCTCGTCCGATGAGTTCAGTACTGTTCATCTTGTTGTAAATCGTGATGTGTTTTTACAACCGTTCAGCGTGCAACCCCTAAGGGTTCCTTAGCAGTTCCTTCGGCGAGTCTCTCCGCGTACTGCCTTTCCATAATCCTGCGGGCCATAGCCATACCCAGAGCCATCTCCGGGTTCTTGGCGTGGATCTGAATCTCGGTCTTTACGAGCTCTCGCGTAATTGAGGCGAGCATTCCTTCGTGTGTCATTGCTTGATGTTATAGGACGTAAGATAGAAATCGTGCCATATCGGTCTGACTGTAAACTCCCCTCATATCGGGTCGAGCCCGGTGGGTAAGGAGTCGAGCCTTGAGACGTTCGTAAAGGTCCTCTGTCATCTCCGAGTAGAGAATCGCATCCTCTGTGGGTGCGTCGTCCCAGAGTACAGAACCTTCTTGAAGCCTCAAGAGCTCAACCCGCATATCCCATTCGGAGAGTTCCATCAGTTTATGAGGTATGTGACTCCTTGAGCGTCGAGGCATTCGTACAGTTCCGCGCGGCACCGTTCCACGATTCGGGCTTCTTCGTCGTCGTGGATTTCGTGCTTGAGTTTCATCCGCAGGTTGTACAGGTACCTGCGTAGCGCGGTTACAACCTCGTGCCCGTGTACAGCGTGGTTGTACTCCTCCCACTCTTCGGGGAGGTTATACTCGAGGGTGGCTTTCATCTTTCGAAGCGTAGTAAGCCGTCCGGATCCTTTGGCCGATTGAGCGCTTGAAGTCTTCGAGCAGACGCTCGAGGTCGCGTTCCCACTGGAGGTCTTCCTGCCAGTCGTTGAAGTCCTTCGCGGGACGTTCGGGGTAGGAGGTGCTTTGAATATTCGGCATAGGTTCAGTGTTTGAAATCCTTCAGAACGTAGTAGTACTGGTATCCGCAGTCGTCGTCTTCAATCCAGTTCTCGGTCATGTAGCCTTGTACGTGGTTTTCCTTGAGGATGTTTCGCATAAGCTCTACATCGCACTCTCTCCAGTATCCGAAGCGGAAGGTGAGCTGGTTCTCGTCCCACTTCGTGATACGCACTTGAAAATCCCCGAATGTTTCTTCGAGGATTCTCAGGGTCTTAATATCGATTTGCATCACAGTGAATCTACCAGACGGTCAAACTTCATCCGAACCACATACAAATCGTCGCGTGCTGCGTCGTACCCGGTGAGGTTGTGCTCCATCAGGTGATGGTAGGACTCTGTGTGCAGGACGAGAGCCTGCAAGAACAATTCGCGAAGCTCTTCGCGCTGCTCGGGAGAAAGTTTCTGTTCCATTGTCTTGTTGTTTGACCTTCCAAAGATAGAGAAAAGTTTTCTTTTCCTCCAAATTATTCCGAGAATTTTATTCGGTCCATCAGTAAGAGCGTATCACACAGCAAATTCGCGGTTTCTTCGCGTTCTACTTCATCCGGGAACTGCTTCACCATTACGGGGTCCTTCATCAAGTTCTCTATAAACTCGTTCCGTTTCTCGCTGGATGTAGGCTTCGGTATCGGCATTGACGGTCTTTTTAAGGTTCTCTATCATTCCACGTACGCAAGAGGAGCAGTTGCTCGGCACCTCGTTCGTGCCGTACGTACGGTTGTACATCTCCACCAGCTTCTCGTTCTGGTCTCGAGAGATGAAGTTCTCCAGAGAGTTCACGAACTCGCGAATCTCTGCAAGGTCCTGAGGGTTGACGGTCGGGCCCCACTTCCCGATAGGGCACGCTTCCGACTTCAGCGAAGCCTTCGCGGGCATGAAGCACCCGCACAGGGTCCCACCTTTGACCTTCTTTTTCTTGAGCAGGGTTCCGCAGGATCGGGTAGACTTGTTGAAGTGCTCACAGCCCTTGCATATCTCCAGACGGGCGGCCCTTGTGTTTTGCGATACGAACAGCATTCGCGAGGATTTTCTTGGTTCTGTGCAAAGATTGATAAAGGGTAGCCGGGTTGATTTCTGCCTCCCGCGCTACTTCCGAGAGCTTGTGGCCGTCGAGGTACAGCCGAATCACCATCTTGTCGAACCACGGGAGCCGGTCGATGAAGAGCTCTATCTGCTCGAGCTTGAGACTTCGCTCGAACCCTTGCTCGAATATCGGCTCCTTCCCTACCGGGGTCTCTTGAATCGTGTAGAGGCTCTTGAACTTCCCTCTCGTCGCTTCCATGTACATCGCGGTACAGAAGTACCCCATAGGCTTCTCGGGGAAAGGCTTGTCTATCACCCGGAGGTAGACGTGGTTCACGAGGTCGTGCTTGTCCGCCGTGAACCTTCCCGCGATTTTCAGCAGGTAACGGTATTCCTTTGAGACGAATTCATCCCACGAAGCCTTCGAGTTCACGGAGTTCTTTCGAGTACAGGGCTATCATTCCCTGTAGGTCTTCGTTGCTATAACCGGCCCTCTTTTGAGACTTGATAAAAATCTCCTCTGCGGTCCCTTCTCCGTAGGTGCTATTTAGCTTTTTGGAGAACTCGTATTGCTGCCCTCCGTTCATGTTACACCGCTTGCACTGGAACTGGACGTTCACCGGATCCCACCGTGTAGCGAATTTGGCTCGCGTTATGAAGTGTCCCGCGTCTACTTCCTTCCAGTGCCTCCGGGTTCCGCAGGTAAAGCAGTCCGCGAAGCCGTACTCGTCGCACACCCGCAGACGTACGTACTGAGAAAATACCTTATCCAGTTTTGCGATTAGGGCTGCCCGCTTTGTTGCCATCTTTCTCGGTCTCTGGCTTTGATTTCTTCCCGTTCCTGCGGGCTCAATTTCGGCCGGCGTGAAAGGATTTCGGCGAATGTAGGCCGAACCTCCGGGAGTGAGTCGATAATCTCCTGAAAAGACCGTGATGAGAGGGCTTCCTCTTGGATAGCTTCCTTGTAATGCTTCTCCCGGAACTCGCACGCCACGTTCACGTCGTAGTCTCGGAGAGCTTTACAGATAGTCGGGGTATCCAGCCGCCCGTAGATCTCGATTTTCCCGCGCCGTATTTGGGCGAAGACGTGAACCACCTCCTCGACCTTGAGAGTTTTGAACTCCTCGATGATATCGTCGACGGCTGTATAGATATCCTCCTCGTTCGAGAAGGTGTTGTTGACCTTCACCGCCCGCATGAGCTGGACCAGCTCGCGCCCGAGGAGGGCCCGGAGGTAGGTGAGGTCTTCAGATTTCGCCCGTGAAACGCTCAGTCCATGCCGGTGGATTACCTCCGGCTCCCCGACCTTCAAAATGCCTTGCGAATCCCTCTCGCGTAAGGTTAACGCCTCCGTTGCCTTTGAGGGGAAAGAGACCGCGCCACCCGGCTGCGATGCTCTGGCCGATAATCCCGATTGCTGTTCGCTCATTGTTGTTTGAGAGTTTCTGTAGTGAATGTAAAGCCGTCTGTTGAGAGACGTGGGACTTGTACTTGAACCCGAACTCTTTCGCCCGGTACTCTTTCCAGCGGTCCCACGCCTCGCAAAATTCCAAAGAATCGAAAGGAAGAACAACCTCCTCCACCATACCACGCGCACGCGTGTCTTTACTAGTAAGCTTTTTAGTACTCTTTTTAGTAGTCTTTATAGTATGTGTTCCATTTGGAACATCTAGTTGTTCCATTTGGAACTTCTGAAAGTTCTGTTTGGAACTTCTGGTGTTCGATATGGAACAAGTTCCATTTGGAACAAGTTCCGAAATGAACAACTTCCGACTGGACGCGTAGCCCTCTCGCTTGATGTATCCAAGCTCCAAAAGCTTCTTGATAGTCTTCCGTATTTGCACCTCAGAACAGTAGCAACGCTCCGCCAGAAATTCAGCCGAAGCGAAGCATTCCTTACCTGTATCGGTGTACGAAAGCACCACCGACAAGAAGATACGTTCGTGCCAAGAGAGAGGGAGCGACAAAATGCGCTCAGGTATCCAGAGACCGTGGTTCATTCGATTTGTTGCTCGGTACGGGTTACGAGTTCTGCTATCTCGCCGTAAGAGAGTCCCGAATATCGATGAAATTCCCGAATATGTTTCAGGAAAGGGACCGGGTTCTTTCGGCCCCAGTGATGGATACACGCTTCAGTAACTCCAAAGTAGGCCGCGGCTCTGGTCAAGGTCCCGAAATGAAATATCAAGACTCTCTGTAATTCGGTGTGGTTTCGCATTGTTCGATGAATTGTTCCGCTTCTTCGCGGGTTAGGTTTCCGAGACGCATCAACCCAGACAGGTTTGCGAACGGGCTGGTCCTCCAGTACACCCGCAAATCCGTCTGAGTTGTTTTGTCCTTTGCAAGGGGTCGAGCCATTAACGGCTTGCGATTTTGTCGCGTAGCTCGAGAAGGAGGAGAGCTGTGGATTCGATATCGTCCGGCTTTTTAGATCCGAGAGCGATAGCTTGACCTACGGCCCAGCTTGCATCGATGCGTCGCTGTGTGTCCGGAGATGCTCCGTAGCTCTTCTGCTCTAGACGCTGGAGCTTCCATTTCGTGAGGCCACGCGGGTTCGGCTTCGCGTCCACGATTTCTACCTCGTCCCCGACCTTCCACGCGTCGGGCTTCTTGGCGTTTACCTCTCCGGCGCGGTTGTCCTCGAGAGTTACTTCCATGCGGTACATGAGTCCGTACTGTGACTCCCACGTTCCGCTCTGCTGAATCTCTGCAATCTTCATAACTGCTTTGTTTTAGGGTGGTTTTCGATGAAGTTGTTGAGGTGGTCGATAGCTACGTCCACGTTATGGAGGTGCCATTCGATACCGTAGGGCTCCCCTTCTGCGAGGAGCTTGAGATAGAACGTGTACAGCTCGTTCACGTCCTGCTTGAATTCTGGTCGTTGCATTGCTGAGATAAATAGAGGGGCCAAAGCCCCGTTATGCGAACATCTTGCGGTACATGGAGTCGATAACTGCGGGCTGTTGGAGCTGCGCGATAACGCGGGTTCCGTGGTTCAGCCAGTCAACCATGATCTGGTTGAGCTCTTCAGGAGTTGAGAAGGTCAAGCCGCGAGCCTGAATGAATCCCATGAGGTCCGCAATCTGCTCGCTGTACTGTGTGAAATCGAAGTCTTTCATTTTCCGGTTGTTTGATGGCTCAAAGATAAAGAAACTTTCTTCTTTCCTCCAAATTTATCCGGAATTATTTTTCGGAATAGGGCAAAAAAGAGGGCCGCCTCACGTTTGAAGCAGCCCCCATCAAACAACAATGATGAACCGGAATAGTTCGGCGCGAATCTACTCCCCAAAGAAGGAGAAGCACAAAGGGAGGACCGCAATACCGCATAAAGCGACCAGCGGCCACGTAGCACCCGTCTCTAATATCTGGTAACAGGCCGTAGACGCAATTAGACCGCCCAAGGTTCGCTTCGCGGACCACCGCCGAAGGTCTCCCTTGGTCTTGAAGATTTCGGTTAAATCTAACCCCTTTAAAATCGTTAGGAGAGGATTCACTTGTTGCGACCCAAGAATACCGCGTTCAGGATTCTCTTCGCGATATCCAGAATTGCGTCGTCCTTCTTGGTTTCCGTCAGTGCCGTAAACGTGCCCAAAAAGGTGATGAGAGCCAGAAGAAGCTCTGCCCAGTTTTCTGCGAAAAAGTCCCACATGTTTCCTTGTTTAGTGATTAAGTAGCCTCCCTAATAACGACCTCTATCTTCCTGTTGTAGCCGTCGTGTTCTTGTTTGCGTGTAGGCTTCAGCTCCACCCACCATCCTCCGAGGCGCGGCTTCTGGAATCCCTTCTCTACCTCCCACCCCGCGAACCGGTCCAGCTGCTTGTAGCTTCCGAGCTTGATGTGGTGTACTACCCCGTCCCGGATCCTCCCGCTACTGTTTATCCTTTCGACGGTTATCGGAACGTGCCACTTCTGGTGGGTGTGCCCGCTGACTATCATATCGGCGTCTGGCCATTCCTTCTGGTCGATATCTACCGCGAGAACTCCTTTCGACCGGGGCGCGTTCCCTCCGTAGCCGTGGTGAAAATGTAGCTTGTAGGTAGTGTCCGCTGCTCGCTTCCTTCCGTTGGTCTCCGTAAACCGAAAGAAGATCCACCCGGCGTAACTCCCTACGTGGCCTGCTCCGAGTATCGCGGTAAGCCGGTCGAGAGGAGAGGTACTCAACCTCTTTTCAATATTAGTCTCATGGTTGCCACGACCAAAGAACTTCATCTGGCTCTTGTACTTCTTCAGGTACTCGGCAGAATCCTCTATCACGTCGTCGAGGTACGTGATGCTTTTGTACTCTGGTCTTAATCCCGAGTAGCTTCTGCGAGGGTCGTACATCCCCTGCATGAGGTCGAACCAGTCCCCGAAAACAAGAACACTCGCGTTCATTGCGAGTGCTTCGTCGAGGTGTTTCGTAAGGAGGGCCCGGTCACAGTGGACCGAGTCGAAGTGAACATCCGAAAGGAAAAGGTACCGCGCCCGTTCGCTTGCCACTAAACTCGGCTCGACACAGTAGACGGTAGGGTAGAGTTGCTTCATTTGAGCTTCATATCTGCGAACTTCTCCCCTACCTTGAAGGAAGGGCAGGCTTTCTGGTCCGTGAAATCGTTATGACCGAAAACCTCGAGAGGCCCGTATTGCGCCCGTAATGTAGAAACGAGCTTTCTCCACGCCGCTTCTTGCGCCGCGTTCATCGTGTCCTTCGGCTTCTTGTCCTCCACGCCTCCGACGTAGCATACCCCCACAGAGTCGCGGTTATATCCGACCACGTGCGAACCCATCTTCTCCAGCGGACGACCGAGCTCCACCTTCCCGTTTAGACGGATCACGTAGTGGTAGCCTATATCCTTCCACCCTTTCCCTTTGTGCCACGCTTTAATCTCTTTAGCCCCGATATCCATAGATACCGGAGTAGCAGAGCAATGAAGAACGATGAAATCAAGGTCACGCATTGAAAAGAGATTTTACCCAAGTACCCACGATAACGAAAACGCCGCCCAAACTACCCCACCACTTTACCTCAAGGTCGCGGATTTTGGCCTCGTGCTGGTCGAGGCTCTCCTTGTGGAAGTCGAGCTTCGTCTCTATCCGCGCGAGCGCGTCCACTACCTCGTCCAGCGTTGCCATCTATCCACTTTTTCAGCCGTTCTATATTCGTTCTTCGGTCCTGCTTCATCGGTTAATCGCGTACGCGTACTCCGGAGTCAGCGTAGGACGGTCCCACGACCCCGAGATAGAAAGCCCGCTCTGGTAATAGCGGAACGGCTGAGCGCAGATCCGGTTATAGAGGTTCGTCGTGTACTCGGGAAAGAGACTTGTATTCTGACACAAGTACCGGTACATCTGGTTCGTGTAGAAATTCGCGTTCTGGCGAACCCGCTCGAGCTCCCGGTGGTAGTCCGTTTGAGAGATAGCCGTCGTATTTTCAGAAGAGCGAATCACCAAACCTCCGTTATCGATTTTGACGTAGAGGGTAGGCATCAACTCCACCATAGTCCACCACGCGGTAGCCTTGCGGACGTAGCTCTCTACCAGCGTGAGGTAATTCCCTGCGAGGGTTCCGCCGGAAATCTTCGTGCGCAGAGCGTCGTACAGGTCGGAGCCGAGATAGATCTGGATGTTCTTGTCTTGCGCCAAAATCACAGCCTGCGAGATGTAGTTCTCGTCTACCGCTCCGTTGAGTTGTGTCACCCGCTTGAGGTAGTTCGGGTTCACGAATAGTACTTCTGCCATTATCTCGGGGTTGTGAATTTGCGAGGCTTCAGGAACCCGCGGTTCTTCATATCACGTGGACGTTGAGCCACCTTGCGGTCGTTTTCTTCGAGCTTATTGTCCTTCCTTTCTTCGGGAGGGAGAGACCGGATAATCCTCTGGGCTTCGTTTACCGAGATCAGCCCGTTGTCTTTCTTCAGGTACGTTTGGCGCATCCAGAAGTGACGGCAAGAACCACCTCCTTTGTAGAGCCAGATATCGTACGTCTTATCTCCTCCGGGTCCCCATCCGGGATTTACTTCTTGTTTTCCGGCTTGCACGATATCTTCCTTCCGGTAGACCTTCATCGCGTCTATCATTCGACGGCAAAAGTCCCGGCTCTTCGAATCTGAGAGGGTCGTAGGAGCGTACGCGTACCGTACACGCACGATATCATTGTCCTGCGAGGATTTGGCCGAAGGGTTATTCCTTAAAGCACGAGCGAAGCTCCACAGCGCGTCGTGCGCTTCTTCGCGGTCGTAGTCCACTTCGCGCTCGTCAATGAGAATCCAGTCTTCCCCCATCTCCTCCCCGCAGGTCTCGAGGTACTCCAGAGCTCCGTCGAGGTTGACGTTTTCCGAGAGGTTGAGCTTGCCGATTTCCTTGAGTTTCGAGCGGCTCCAAATCAAAGCCGCAGGACCTCCCCACAGAAGGTAGGAGATAGTTCCGCACGCTTCCGTGTCCGAAGGGTTGTAGTACTCGCTGGCCCGTGAGAGGTACGAGTACATCCGCTGTACCGTCTCCTCCGAGATAGGCTCTTTATTCGCGAGTTGCTGAGCCCGGACCTTCCCGGTCTGCGTGGCGCATCGGTTGCCGTTCTTTTCGTTCAGCTCGATTCCCTTCTTTGCGTTATTCGCTACCGAATCCGGGTAATCAGAATAAGAACGAAGGTTGAGCTTCTTTGCTTCGACCTCTTCGAGCAGGGTCGGTGTAGCTCCAGAAGCGTTTAGAAGGGTCTCTACCGCATCTTCGAGAATCATTCGGAACGGTTGTACCACTTGCTGGTCGAAAAGCTCCGCAGAAGCCTCCATTTCGGTTCCTCCTCCCAACTTCCCCGCCACCATCACGCCGAACATCTGCGGGTTCGTCACCCGGTGGCCGATCATAATCTTCGCGGTGGTCTCCTCTGAAAGGAACTGGTACTGCTTGTCTGCGTCCGAAAGGGAGAAAGGCTCAATCGTGGGGGCCCGGTCGGGTTCATCCGAGAAGGTCATCCAGAACTTCCCCGCGTTCTGCGCTCCGGCTGCTTGGTTTTCGATATCCCTACGAATCATGCGGCGCTCTTCGTCGGAAGGAATGCCGTTCTTGAAGTGGATAGCAAACGAAGGAGAGAGGCCGTTCTTGATGTTGTTGATGTGGAAGACCGAAATCTCCTTCTCGAGCTCGATGTAATTGATAGCCCCGATATAGTCCGGCTTCGGGTAGTAGTATGAACCTACCGAAAACGGCTTCATGTACAGAATCTGCGTCGGGTACTCGTTCTTCGTGTCGGGGTTGAACCGCGCGATAGGAGTCGGCTCCACCCGCTTGTCCAGCCAGTCCCGCGAGTAATAGTACCAGTCCACCACCTCGTTCTCGTCGCAGAATCCCGAACGTACGTTCTCGAAAGGAAGGTGAGAGATATTCGCGATTGTGGTCCGGTCGAGGCTCCAGTTCACTTCCAGAGCGAAGCCGTTCTGAATCTTGAGGTCGATAGCGCACTTCCGCAGTTCGGAGTCGAGGTCCCACTGTGCTGCGAGCAGCTTCGCGTTGAGGTCTGCGGGCTCGAAACCTTCCCCGAAAATCATCATCGCAATAGTCGTGCACAGCGCGTTGTGGGTCGGGCTTGCGTGGTAGAGGTCTACCAGATACTGCGGGTAGAGATTGTCGTCCCCATAGTTTACCCAGTCCCCTTGAGTGCCCTCTCGGTAGGATTTGGGTACGTAGCTCGCGAGGTTCACGGACTCTACCCGTCCCGGATTTCGAGGGGCTGTTATTCTTTTACTCGTTGCCATAGAAAATCACGTTATCGTCAAGGGAGATAGTAGGCAGGGAAACAATTCCCGCGCCGGGAACCCGCAAAGTACCCTGTTCTACCATAGCTACCACCGCAGCGTTTAGAGGGTCTTTGTTCGTGCTGGAGTTCTGGACGTAGACGAAGTAGTCATAATCCCCCGATTCAGTCAGGAGGACGTTGTTCGTCGTGGTGGCGTTCGTAGCTACGTCGATTTTGGTGTACCGCGGGTTGTCGCTCATCACGTACCCCACGAAATAGAAGTCCTCTTGGCTCATCCTGTGGACGAGCTTAAACAGGTAATGCGTGTACGTGTAATCCCTCGCCGCGTCCTGAAGCGTCAAGTAGATACTTTGGGTACCGCTATTCGAGTTTAAGTACAGCATCTCGAGGAATTAGGTGTGCTTCGGGAACTATCTCGTCGAGGTCGTAGTTCTCCGGGCTGTACTTATAACGCGCAAACGCGCTAACATTGACCGAACTCTTTACATCTGCGACGGTTGGGGTCTGGCTCCAGAAAGGTTCCACCTTCGTCTTCTCCCATACGTGCATCCGAGAACACCCGTCTAGCCCTACGTGCCGGTCCGTCCACATCACAGGCACCTTGTCCACTATCCTCCGGCTCATAAAGCGGCCGGCCCCCGAAGCGTAACCCCGAAACAGGGTTCCTTCTCGCGTGTCCGCGCGGAACATATAGATGTTTCTGGATCCTGCGAACTCGTGTTCTGCCATGAGCTCGAGGATATGCGTCCCACCTCCCGGGAGAATAAAGTCGTCGGAACCGAGTTGAAGCATGAAGTCCCAGTCCGCCCCCCGCATCCAGTCCAGAAGCTCGTTATTCTTCGTCCCCAGACGCTCGTTCGCGAACCACTTGTAATTCCACCCGTATTCTTGCGCGAGTCCTTCGTGTTCGTCCTCAGAAACCGCGATATAGGGAATGAGCTCCGCGCCACCTTCGGCGAATTCTTTCTGGATGCGTCGGAGACCTTCGTAGCAGGCTCGCGTGAGCTCGAGCCGCTGCCATACCGGGATGTGTAGAGCTATCTTCATGCGTAGGAGTGGAATATAGCGGTCATATCTGCACTCTGTGTCTGCTCCCAAATCGTCGTTCCCTGCGGAGGAGCGATATACCCGAAGTAGTCCGCGGGATGCCGGAGTGCGTAGGCGCGTACGTCGAGGCGTTTCATCTGCCCGTAAACGTACAAGTCGGCGCGGTTCCAGTCGTTATTCTTTCCGAATTGCTTGTATATCCCCTCGGGGTAGTAAGCTACTCCTGTGCCCGGGATATCTACCCGTACGTTTTCCTCGTTCCTGCGTAGGCAGTGAACCACGTTCTTGCAGTCGGTCCAGTAATCGCGTACCCGGTCGGGAACAATCTTCCCGTGGTGGGTGAGAATCACGTCTCGAAATAGCTCGGATGTAGCCACGAAATCTGCGACGTAGGTAGGCGGGTAGATGAGGTCGTCATCCAGCGTGAGGAAAGCCCGGTAGTTTCCGAAGGGCCAGAAGAACTTGCCCCGATCTCCGAGGTTCTTCCCGTAGTGCCATACCTCAATCTTCTCGTGTACCAGCTCTTCGGGAATAGAGTCGAAGCCGTTCAAACAAAGGAATAGACGATCCACCTGCGGGAGGATGCTCTGGACCGAAAGGAGCGAGCCCGGGAACCTATCCGGGAGCATCGCCATACCTGCGTAAATCATACTGCAAAGAAAAGGCCCCGCAGTACGCGAGGCCCGTTCCTAACCAAGATAACCAACCCTTAAGTCTCCTGCGTGTACGTGAGGTTCGTGGTAGCCGTAATAACCGGCGAAGGAACCTTCTCGCGTGCGGTGAAAGTAAGTGTGTAGCCGTGGAGGTCTCCCATAGCAGCACCGGTAACAATCGTTCCGCCGGTTCCTTCCGCGCCGTTCTTGTAACCCATCAGGAGCTTCTCTCCGTTCATCGTTTCCACGATGATAAAGAGACGCAGCTTCATGAGGTCCGCAAGCTCAGCGTTCACTCCCGCTTCCATCTTCGGGATAGTCACCTCGAGAACCTGCTCGTAAAAGACGGAGCCGTTCTCCATCGAGGCGTTGATAGTTTGAGTAAACGAAGCGTTCCCGCGTGAAAGCTCGAAACCGTAGAAAGTAATTGCTTCCGCAGCCCCCGACAAAGCACCAGCGGTAGGAGATGCGGCCCACTTGCTTCCGTCCTCGTCGAACGGAGCAGTCCAGAATTTGCGAACGCCGCCGATAGCGTCCTTACAGGGGAAACCCCGTCCCGAAATTGTGATAGAACAAGCCATGAGTTTCAATTTAAGGACGAAAGGAAGGGGCCGAAGCCCCTCCCCTTAATCCGGGTTTCTATTACGTGGTCCGGCGGAGCAAGCCGTAAGAATCGTGATCCACAACCTGCGTACCGAACGCGAACTTCATGATAACGCGGGTAACATCGTCACCGGTTACGTCGATGAGGTCGAGTACACGGGCTTCCGTCAAGTCGGTCAGGAGGTTCGTACCTACGTACAAGTTATCCGGACGCGAGATGAGAAGCGTATCATTCGGGAAACCGGCCGGAGCTACGACTTTGTATCCTCCGTACTGGCTGGCCGTTCCTTCTGCGAGGTAAGGGATGTTGTATGTACCAGCGAGAGCAGAGAAGTACAGAGCGCGAGAGGAGCGGCTCATGTAGATGACCGTCTCGGGGTCTCCCTTAATTGCGGGCGGGCACTGCGTAGAAGTCAATGCCTCCAGCTTGCTGAGGATGGTGGCAGCAGTCAGAGCACCCGTCAAGTTCGCTTCGTAGGTCGGAGAAGCTAAAACCATCTGGCGGAGCAGACCGTTGAACAGCGTGTGAGTAGCACTCGTAGCCACACCTGCGTCGATGTTGTAGTTACCCTGCCACAAGTTGAACTCGATAGATTCAGCCGCACGCTTTGCGACGTATTGACCAGCCGCAGCCTTCATATCCGCAGGGGCGGTAGCCGCAGCACCGATCATCTGCTCCGACTCCCACGCCATGTGCAGGTCTTTGTTGCAGATTTGGTCGTTGATTTGGAGGTCCGTCAAAGAGAGGGCCACATCCGTCAAAGCCAGAGCCGTTCCCGTCGTGAAGGTGCAACTAGCCGCAGCGATTGCCGAACCAGAGAACTTCCGCAGCTGTGCGCGGCCCCGGACGTTGTTCAGGACCGTTACGTAGTTGTTCGCAATCGTGTCGGCTGCGAGGATAGCGGGCGCGACGTACGGCAGGGCTTGTTTCCCTACGTAGTTGCTCGTGATCGTAGCGTCCGCGAGTTTGATGAATTGAGACATTTCAGAGAAATTAGAGATTCATAAAGTGTGACTGGATAGCGGCGACGCGCTGGTCCGTGGAGAGGTTCGTGAGGTTCAAGGCTTGACGTTCGCGGCGGGCCGGAGCCTTCGGGAGGGACGGGGTAGCAGCTTTCGCGAGCTTCTGGATTTCTGCGTCTTTCTTTCCGAGTTCGCTCTTGAACTGCTTCGAGAGGGTCGTAGATGCAGCCTCTACAGCGTCCTGAATCATTTGCGCCACTTCCTCGCGGGTCAGAACATCTTCGCTCATCTTCTCCTCGTCCTTCTTGGCTTCTTCTTCGACCGGAGCTTCCGGCATCTCCCACGTGTTCACCTTTCCGTCTACCACGGTAAACTCGATTCCGTCCTCGAGCGTGTACTCGCCGTCGGGAAGAGGGATTTGCTCGCCTTCGTCATTGACGACGAAAACATCTACACCGATAGCCCACTCTTCAGCGGCTGTCTGGATTTCTTGGCCACCCTGAAGTACCGCCGTAGCCAAAGAGACCGGAGTCTCTTCCGCCAGCATCGCGGAGTACTTGTTAAACAGGGCCGCCACTCGTTCTTGAATATTCATGAGTATGGGGTTTTACGTTTAACCTTTTAGCGTTTTGATTTTTGACACAGCTTCCGAAATAATCGCCTCCAGCTCGTCTACGAAGGTCTCCGCAGAAAGCTCGGGGATAGCCGAGAGGTCCACCTTCCGGGTGAAGAATCCTTCGATACTGAAGCCCTTCACCTTCCCTTCTTTAACCCACTCGTTCCAGATAGCTTCCGAGTCCACCTTCATCGAGACCATCCACGTACCTACCGGGACGTTCAAGGAATACATACGCGACTTGTCCTGCTCCCCTTCCACTATCCACGACTCAATTACCGTAGTTCCGTTTACAGGGACTTCGTGCTCGAGGGTCGCGCGTGTCTGGTTGCCTGCCTTGAAGTAGAGCTCCATCGCTTTCCTTACCGTCTCTTTCGAGAAGAAGATGTGGAACTCCTCGTCTCCCCTTTTACGGTAGATAGGTTTATCCGGGATGAGGGCCGGACCGAGGAGGATGCGGCGGTCTGCGTCTACCGTCTGGAAGTTGTACTGAGCCGAAAGAGCTACCCAGTCCGTCTCAATCGCGGGCTCTTCTACCAGCGAGATAGCTTGGATGCCGTAGGTGTCGGCTTCCTCGTCGATTACAAGTTCAAAGATTTCCATTAGCCTACGAGGGATGCCTGATCCCGGAGTTTTTGGTTTGCCTGCATTGAATTATTCACGTCAGAAGCAAGGACGTACGAACGGAAGCCGGACGTTTGAGAACCTTGCATGAACGATAGGTCGAGTTGAGGAGGGCCCGCGGTTGAACCACCACCGCCGCCACCTTGTCCGGGAGCTGGAGGAGGAGGGCCCGGGCTCTCGAATTGAGACTTGGCGATAGTTGCGATTTGAGCTGCACCCGTCGCAGCTACCGTAGCGGTCTGAATGATCCGCATGATAGTGGAAGGTGTGGTCTTGTCCGTGAGGGCCGTGGTGATGCCTTCTGCGGTATTGATAATCGCGTTCGCAATCGCGATACTTTTCGAGAGCTTGAAGTTCCTTTTTGCGCGCTTCTCGTTGTCTTTGTCCTGCCCGTCTTGGAGAGCTGCCACGAGGTTAATGCCAGCCTCTGCGAAGTTCACGACGGCTTGGAGTTTCTTGAGCTGAATTTGGGTGTAGTCCGCGTATAGGTTGTTTTCGTTATCGTTTATCCTTTGGCTGTTATTAATAATAGTCCGGGTTGTGTCGTTTGAGATTTGCTCAACCCCTTTCAATCCCTTTTGTAGGGCATCGTTCGTTTCGTTTAGAATCTTAGCCTGTGCAAGTGCCGCGTCGTGTATAGCCATTTGAGCCGCGAGAGCGGCCGCCGCTTGCTCGGCTTGCAGCGCGTTAATCTTGTTCTGGAGGTTCGTTTGAACTGAAGTAGATTCTTGCCGGAGATTGTACACCTCTGCCTCAAGCTGAGCAAGCTCCATGAGCTCCTCATTTGTCGCGTGTGTCGTAGAAAGCTGTTCCTTCCGGATCCTGAACTCTTCTTGAGCTATCCTAGTACGCTCCCGAAGTAATCCGGACTCTAGCGCCGCCGCTTGTTTGGCCGCTTTAATCCTCGCGTCAATGCTCAGCGTAACGTCTTCCGAAGCCATCTTCAGCCGTTCAATCTCCGCACGCTGCTTAGCCGTCTCCACGATAATCGAACGCTGAGCCGCTCCGAGTCTTTGAGTAGCCTCCGTGAGCTTGTCTATTACAGCTACCTCTCTTTCGATTTCATCGCCGATTCCCTTCATAGCCGCTGAAGCTTGCTCCGCAGCTGCTGCCCAGTCTCCTTGGAAGAACTTAACTACCGCTCCTCCCAGTTGCGCCAGCCTATCTAGAACAACGTTGAAAACGGCTTTAAGTCCGTTCATCGCTTTCTCTAGCATATCGGCACCTTCCGCCGTACGCATGAAGTAAGCCGCCAAAGAACCCACAGCCACTACAATAGCTCCTAAACCGGTCGAAATCAGAGCTACCTTCAGAAGCCCCATTGACTGAACAAGGGTTCTAGCTCCAGCTACGGATTTTACCAAACTTGAGGCGAACCCTCCCGTCACTCGGTCAAGAGCTCCTACTGCTTCTTGTCCGGTTTTGCCTAGGTTGTCTACGGCTTTTTCCGCGGCCTCGAAAGCATCGTCAAGGGCTGTTGTGTCAGCCTTAATCTTTACGACTACCTCGTCCTCACCTTTCTTTTTAGCCATGACACCAGAGAATGAATTTCACGAACAAGTAACCCAGAGCACCGTACCACCCGAAGAAGACCAGAGAGGCGAGAACTACGTCGAGGGCTTTCACCCATCGCGGCTTCCCCGGCTTTTTCAAAAGGTGGAACGCATCGATAATGTAACCGAAGTCCTTGCACCCCTTTACTTGGAAG